ATTGAAAGGTTTACAAGATGAATTAACTCAAGATCTACTCGATGCCATTAAACAATTAGATTGGACAGACTATCAGCTCTGGACACATGGAAGCATTCTGGGTACAGCACCAGCCAATGATATAGATTTTACTATAATAGGACCACGAGATAACCAGAGGATCTCTGAGTTATTAGAAGGATGTGTTAGACTAGGTTATGAACGTAATATCCAAACAGATACTAAATACTTAGTAGAAGGTCATTTATATGATCCAGTAGAAGGTCATCCTCAAAAGCAGATACAAGCACACTATCAACCAGAAATCTGGATTAATGGTACTACATATAAATATGGTACACTAGTCGATGGCTTATGGTTAACTGAAAGACATTGGCCAATGACTAAACCTGCAGCTCCGTATTCTCCAAAACAATTAATATAAAAAAAGGGTAACATTTCTGCTACCCTTAATTATGAAAAATTCTGTTTTAGCTTACGCCTCTACAATTGATCCTGTAACTTCAAATGCTGGTTGTTCTTCCATACCAGAGAAAGTTAGTTCATATCCGTTTCTATCACCGTATGCAACGCCAGATACAGATGTACCTGCTGTCATATAAGCTCCTCTTTGGATACCTACTGAAAAGTATTTGTTGTTGTTATCTTTAAATACAACTACCATTTCATTGTTCTGAGATAATAATAAGATTTGGTCGCGCTTAGCAGCTTCCATCTTATTTAGAATCATAGTTAATGCTTGGTCGTAAAATACTGTTCCATTTTCGTTAGAAACATTGATAGTTTCTGTGAAAGAACTAGTTTGTCTTGGAACTTCAAACGCAAAGAAATCACTAGGTGTTAATGCTGAACCTCCAACTGTAATAGCTGAAATTGTTCCATTAGATTCAGTGATAGACTCAACTGGTCCGTTAGCGATAAAGATTTTGTCAATACCACCATTAGAGTCGTTACAGTCTAATGTAAATCCTGATGTTATATCACATGCCATAGTATCTTATTGTTTTTTTTAGTTAATTAAACCAGAGCCACCTGAGCAGCTCTGGTTATATAAATTTACGCCATATCGTTAGTAGCGAATAGGTTTACTTCACCTACACCGACACCGAGCCTCCAGCTTGAACGGAACTTCATCACATCGGACGCTTCGTCATAGAAGAAACGGAAGCTATCTAGCTCATCCGTTAAACCAGTTGCTGCTAAGATCATCTTACCAGGACCAGCGAATTTGTAATCAGATCCAACAAGACCTGAAGACTTTATTACTTTTGCGTTAGTACCAGGTAATTCAACAACATCGTTTCCAGATACTGAATCATAGTGGTATAAGTTAGAAGCAACTAAACCTCTTACTAATGCTCTGTAAGCGTCAGGAGAAACAACCATAATCAAGTCATCTCTGTCTTTAACAGCTTCGTCAATTGCATCATATAAATCTAATGCTTGTTCTACAGAATTTTGAGCGGTCCAGGCAGCTGGAGTACCACCTTGTAAGTTAGCTCCGTTTGCAGATGTAATCTGTCCTTTCAAACCAAGAGTAGTTCCGAAACCATTGATCAAGAAACCTTCGTTGTACTTTCTTAATTTGTCTGCGTAAGATTCAGAGATTACTTCCTCGAAAGGAATGAAATCGTTACCAGTACCTGCATTCATGAATGCTGATTGGTATACAGATCTCAAATCTTCAACACACATCTGTGTCTTCGATTGGAGACTTTCAATTGTTACGTTTACTTGCGTGTAGGTTACTTCACCGTCAGAAGTCCAACCACAAGATAATGCTGATACAGGTAAGTCTGCATCAACTAAATTAATAGCGACTGTTCCACTTGTGAACCCGCTTCTTAGATCTACATAATCAAGTAAATCCGTTTTTAATACAGCCTTCGAGATAAGGTCCAATGATAATTGGTCCGTATATGCTGGAAGAGCTGAAATGTCAAATCCAAATGCCATAATTTTTAATTAATTTTTTTTAGTTATTAGTTTACGATTTGCGAATAGCTCTAAGAGCATCCATTCTTTCTGCTAGTTTTTGGTCAGCGATAACTTTGTTTTCGCTAAACGTATTTCTAACAGGTTTTGCCGCAGGTTCATCAGCGACAGTGTTAAATCTTTCTTTTAAGGTAGAAAGCTCCTCTTTAATCTTTGTTAACTCGTCAGTGTAAGGTAGTAACATTTCAGCGATTCCAGCTAACATGCCTTCAGCGTCAAACTCTACTTTCTCTTCCTCTTCGATAACTTCTTCCATTTCAACTTCTTCTTTCTTTTCTTCTTCAGAAGCTTCAACTTCAGCGCCACCTTCTTCAATAGAAGAGATTTCACCATTTTCACCAACAGTTATGATTAGTCCATCAGTTGTCTCATGCTTGCCTGCAGGCGCAAATGGATCTTCTGAAGCACCTTCTCCAGCTCTTACAAAAAGGATTGCTCCATCTTGTAATTCACCTTCAGTGTAAACTTCAGTACCATCCACTAGAGTTGCCTCTGCAAACTTGTTTTCAACAACAGTAACTTCTTCAGTTGATGCACCCAGCATCACCTTAAGTTTTGTAATTGCGTCATTGACTGTCATACTTGTTAAGTTTTTTTAGTTAATGTCTGACATTGTGCCAGATATAAAGAAATATAGAAATAATCTATATTGACAAAAACTTAATCTCGCTTAGACCTTTTACGTATTTCTATGATTCTAACCACATTAAGGATAATACCAGTTACCAGAAGTCCCATAGTAAGGACCATTGACCAGTCTATGATTACAGCGCCAGTGGCTGCTATTGTGGTTACGTTAGCTACAGAGTCTTTGATGTCTTCCATTAGAGTTTAGTTGCTTTTTCGATGAATTGACCTGCTACAGAAAAACCTGCTAGGTTCCCTTCTTTAATTTGTTTCCAAGTTTCTTCATCATTGATTTTATACGAGACCATCCATGTCCCTGGTGGGACGTTGAATCCCATTGCTTTAGCTTTATCCATTTCAGGATCATCAACGATCCAACTCTCAAGAAGAGTATTATCAGTAGTAATGTTATCATCATGGTTGACATCAGTATTATTCATCTTATTATACTCAAAGAATTTCTCTGCGATCTTCTTTATTGTGTCTTTACTAAAGAATACATGAAATGGATTACCCTGCTCATCTTTTCTTAAGATTAGAGAATCTGGTGTCATTGCTGGACCCGATATGATCATTTGATCGTCATCAGAGAATGCAAATGAACCTGGATACCTCCAATAATCATTACTTGCTGTTGCTATTTGACCTGCTCTACCATCTGCTCTACCTTTAGACATTACTACAGTTTGTCTACCTTCTTTGTAAACTTCTACTTCTTCCCAATAATGTTTGCAGTTAACACCGCCCTTAAAGTCAAAAATACTATAAGGTGATCTGTCATGTCTAAACCCAGTGTTGATGGAACGATCCATGTCTCTTATTTCTTCTCTAGTATACAATTTATTCAATCTAACCATAGCTTTACAGAAGTTACGAGAGTTGCTTGAGATAGGGCCTGTATATCTGTATTTGATTTCTGGTTCTTTTGTTATATCTTGTTTACTAAGTATATCTAATGCGCCAATGCCTTTGACATAGTCACCAATGTTTTCGAAGTTGGTTTGAGTACCATCAATAAATACAGTCGTCTCATAGTCAACTGTTTCTCCATATTCTTTAGCTAAAGCAATAATTGCCTCTTCCATAGCTTCTTGATTCTCATCTTCTTCTTCACTAAATGCTAAGAAATCGATACCTATTGCGGGAGAGTCTACAATTGACATTACTTCTACACCTAGGTCATCAAACTCTAGGTTATCCCAATCTATTAATAATTCTACTATTTTTTTCATATTACAATCTTGCTAAATCATTTATTTTGGCATCAGCCTCTTGCTGACTCGTCATTTCATCTGAGACAACATAAGCTCTAATTACAGCACCACCAGTAGAACCAGTTTGTTCTCCTAATGTTTGTATATTCTCTTCAGAAGTATCTGCTGCGGCTGCAGCTCCTAATGCCTCTTCTGGATTAAATGCTGGTATAGAAGGTGCTGTAGGTGCTGCACCGCCAGTTCCACCTCCACCATTACCTGGTGTTTTTACTTTTAGTATACTAGCTACGTTAGCAATACCTGTTGCTACTGCAATACCTGCTGCGACCGCTGCTCTAGCTGGTGCGTCTGGTGTAGGTAAAGCCATCTGAGATGCATACGCGCCCTGAGCAGCTTGATACGTCTGAATAGTGGCTGCTGCAACTGCGGCTGCTTTACCTGCAGCTGATTCTTGTCCCATAAGAGAAGAAAGTGCACTAAAGGCTCCTGCTGCTAACTGTAAATTGTTATCAGTTACCTTCTTTTGCATGATTTCATCTGCTTTGACAGCATCTTTTTCAAGCTTTCCTTTCTTTTTAGCGTAAAACTCTCTAACCTTTTGTTTCTCTTCTTCTGTGGCCTTTAATCTATCTAATTCTTCAAGATCTCTCTGTTCTGCGGCTGCAAGTTCTGCTTGTGCTCTTTCGTACTCATTCTCTATATCTTCTAGAGCCATTTCAGCCAGTTTATCTCTAATGGTTTGCTTTCTAGTTATTTCTTCGTTCTCTAACTCAGCAGTAATACGTAATGCATCTAGTTTTCTAGTTTCTAGCGCAGTTTCAGCATCAATTCTTGCAGCAGTAGCCTCTGCTAATGAAGTTTCGAGTGCTTCACGCTTTTCGTAGTTAGATTCTTGAGATATTTGTAGTTTTAAGTTTTGTTCTTCTAGTTTGGCTTGTTTTGCTAAGTTTTCTGCTAGTTTTACTTGTGCTTCTCCTAATCTCTCTAGTGCTTCCTTTCTTTCTTCGTAAGTTCTGTTAGTATCTTCAGCTATTTTCTGCTGAGTCTCCATTTCTTTGTTAAGTAACGCATTATCTACTATTAAGGCTTGTTGTGCATCTCTAATAGCTCTAAATTGATCTACTAGTTTTGTTGCTACATCTACTGCCTCTTTAACTTCTTTAACTACCGTCTTACCGAACTCTACAACTGCTTCTGTAGCACTAGCCACTTTGTCAGTAACATCTTCTACACCAAGTACTACTTTACCAACAGCATCGGCTGCAGTCTTACCAGCTTCTTTAAATTTACCTTGGAATAGTAATGAGATAGCCTTACCAAGTTTAGGTACTAGTTCGAGTAAGCCTTCGAATCTGTTAATGATATTCTCTTTTAACAGATCAACAAAAGACATTAGTGCCTCTTTAGGATTAGTAAATGCATAAACTATCTTCTCACCTAATGAGGAAAAGAAATCTGTAACTTTACCAGCAATAATACCTAAGGCTTCCATTGCGATGGCTAACTTACGTGAACCTTCTTCTGAATTCTTAAAGTATGCAACTAAAGAAGTAATAGCTATTAATAAAGCACCTAATCCAGTTGCCATAATAGCACCTTTAAGTCCTTTAAATCCAGCAGTTACGCCTTTGATTGAAGCCTTCATATCATTGAAAGCTGCTTTACCTTTTGCAAGTATAGTATTCTCTTGAGCTACCTTCTTGGTTTCTTTACCAAGCTTAGACATCTCTTTCTGTAGTTCTTCTACAGATTTGACTTCCTTCTCAATACCATCTATGGTAAACGTGATTTTAACTTCTTCTTGTGCCATCTACTTAGAAATATAATTTTTACTGTTATTGAATTAACATTGTACTGGTGATATACCTACTGTTAAACCACCGCTTATGTTTGGTACTGTAGTAGAACATACAAAGATAGATTCACCTGGATTCAATGCACCTTCAATAGTATTACCAGTGCCACACTCAGTATAATTGTAGTTACCTACACCTCCACCATCGTTTGAGATTTCATAACCTTCACACTCACCTGGTGTTGGTACATTACAATCATCGTTAGATGAACATCTTGAGTTGTTATTAGTGTATTGACCACTACCACCAATTACAGTTACAGAGTTAATAACTGCACATACATCTAATTGTTGGAATTGAGGTACAAATTGATTTAGCACCCAGTTACCATTTACATCTTGATATTCAAACGATCCACCAGCATTACCACCATAAAGTGTGTGACAACTAGTTTTAAATCTAATTGCACAGTCAAAGTTAGATGTACATAATCTAGTACCAGGAGCAAATGTAGCAGTACCACTAATTACTTGGAAGTTACGACCACATCTTTGGTATGAACCATTTAGGAGTGCTTCTTCAAATGTATTACCATTTTGTTCGTAGCTTATTTCTGCACCTGCAAGAGCTGGTATATTAACAGTAGTACAAACTTGTGGATCTAGGCCTTCACATGATGTACAATCATCATATATAGTTGAAGTATCTAAGTCACCAAAGGTAGTAGCACCAGGATTATCTAGAAGAACTCTTACACAACGCCCAGCAAACGGACCATTTAAGACTTCTACCACATCTCCTAATTGTAATTGTATATTAGAGTGTAAATTGTAAGGTGATGTTTCTTGATCACAGAATCCCATAAAGTATTGATAACCAGGATCTGTGCCTTCACATGTTTCACAATCTGTAAATATATTATCTGCGTCCCAATCCATATCCTCTGTTGAAGCCTCTATAACTTCATAACACGCTGTATTTCCAGGTTCTTGTATTGTAACTACCATACCAGGTTGTAGGTTGTAATCCTCATAGTTTAAATACCTTTCGTCATTAGGATCAGAACAGTTTCTAATTAACCATGAGTTAGCTGTAGGACCACCATTACATGTTTCACAATCGGTATAGATTTGATTAATAGTGTAATTAGGTGATTGTTGAACTGAACCCATTACAACGAAACAACCTCTAATTTCATTTAGATTAACTGTGTCACCTTGACTAATTTGAGTTGATCCACTATAACCTGCAATATAAGTTTGTGCACTCAATTGACTACAGTTATTTAAGTGTTCTCTTAATTCAAAAGAGTTTTGTGTAACTGAACAGCTCACACTAGCTTCATACATGTCACTCTGACAGCCATTAGCATCTGTAATATAAAATCTATAGTCATCTGGACAAAGTCCTGTAGGATTAAACCCAGAGATGCTTGCTTCCCATGTAATTGTGTATGGTGCAGTACCACCAGTAGGTGTTGCAACTGAAATAGAACCATTACAGTTAGGAGATGTACAATTAGTAGCATCTGTTTCTGTCCATGTTGTTGTAATTGGTGTAGCAGTCGATGCTTCGATTTCATATGAAGCTATTGCTGATCTACCAAAGTTATCTACCACTGTTACTGTATCAATACCTAATGGTACGTTGTCTATTGTAAAGATATAAGGCGCTTGACCAACTGGTGCATTATAGGTACCTGTCATAATTGGTGGTTGACCTCCACTTAGATCTCCGATTGCCCAAGTGAATGGAGGTGTACCATCTGTTGTAATTTGTAAACTACCACTATCACCAAAACATTGACCATCCTGTGCAATAAGAGAGAATCCTGTAAGAGGCTCTGGTCTCCATACAATTCTTTGATCTTTAACTGTAATCAATTCACATTTAACTGCAGTTCTTTCACCTATTTGTGCATCGATAATCTTTTCAGGTCTATAATACTTACCATCTATAAAGATAATGTCATCAAATGTTAGTGTTTGCAGATCTACATTGTTAAGTGTAAAATATGCAGTTACTCTTCTACTAAATTTATTATAGAGCGAAGAGATAT